TAAGGGGGGCAAAACGAAATGTGATGCTTCCCTTTCTTTGTAAATCGGTGTGTTGCTTTGATAAATAGGGAGTTAGCCATAAGAGGATGGAGGAACAGGACAAAAACGAAATGCGACATTCGGTTTACATTCGTGTTACATTCGAGGAGGCTTTGAACGGTGTTTGAACGGCAAATGTTACATTGAGGGTTGAGTGCCGGACGAACAAGGGCTTTTGAGGCTCGTTTTGGGGCTTCTCCGGGCTTTTCGTTGTCGAGGTGGACACTTTATCGGTACAAAGGGGTGGGCGGCTTATTTGGCCGCTTTTATTTTGCTCTCTTTTTTGACTTTTCAAATGCTAAATTATTCCATATAATAATTATTTGGTATATTTGTACAAAATTTCAAAGAGTTATGGCAGACACTAAGGTTATTTGGGTACACTTGATATGGGAGAAGAAAGATTACTTCTTTGGGAGCATTTCGGCCATCTATGACGAGCTTACAGAGGAGCAGGTAGGCATAACAAAGAGCAGCCTGTTGCACGCTGGTATGCGTGATGGTAGCAGCCATTTGACGAAGCGTGCGCTTATCAAGCAATCGCACCTTATACGCACTAAAAAGACGTGCTAAAACATTGATTTAACCGAACTTAAACGATATTTGAACGGTTTTGAACGCTCGTTCCGGTATATGTATTGCCGGGACGAGCGTTTTTGTGTCTGTAAATGGATAAAAAATCGGGTTGGGGTTACACTTGGGGTTACATTTGGGGTTACATTTTTGCCCTTGCAAAAACGAAATGTATCGTGGTGGGGTTACATTTGGGGTTACATTTCGCTTTATTTTTTTTCGTTTTCGACCCTACAAACTTCCAAAAATCGGGCAAAAACAAGGTTTTTTGCGTGTTTTCAAGGGGCAAAATAACAAAGCGCACCGTATTCGCGGCGCACTTTTAAGCGTAAACCTCTATAAAATCGTGACTTATCGCGTTTTGGGCTGTTTCAAGACGTACATTTCAGAAGAATTTGCTGATACCGCCAAGCACTTCATATACTTTGATGATGCGGCACTTCTCAAATTCTTGTTCATCATAGTTTGCTATGTTGACAGGAACAAAAAGGAGTTTGTTCGGGTCTTTGGACTTACGGAGAATCTTAACTGTGCGGATGGTGTCCATTACTACAGCGTAAATCTCGCCATATTGCACATCATCAAGGGTGCATTCTTTGAGGGCAATAATATCGCCGTGATTGATTTTAGGCTCCATGCTACGCCCGGTCACATTACACCACAGGGTTGCTTTTGCGTATGGCTGGAAAACTATATTGTGCGCCGGGATGATTGTTTGGTCGTTCCAAATAGCATCAAAGCCACCGATGAAGTCCACATCGTAATATGGAACACCAACGGAAGGCTCAAAACTCACCTCTGCGCTACGCGGAAGTAAATCAAATTGGTTTATATCGAACACTTCAATGAACTTATCTAAAAATTGGTCGGAAAGATTACGCGTTCCCGACATTAATGAGTTCATATACTGGGGTAAGATGTCTAATTTACGCGCTATTTCAGCTTTTGATAAGCCTTTAGCTTGCAAATTATTTACCTCGCCAATAAACCATTTACTCTTCAAAACAGATATATTTTCCATAAAATAGCGCAAAAAGATTTATATTTTCTTGCTTGATAAATCAAATTGGTTTATCTTTGCAGCGAGTTCAAAACTTGAACACGCGCCAAAGGTACGAAAATTGCGCGAGGTAACAATGAAAAATTAACAGTTAGTATGGAAATGGATTACAAAAGATTGTCGTGCTTGATGGATGCTATCATTTTAAAAGCACAAGAAGTAAAGTCCGAGAGCGAAAAGGAGCACCCGGAAGTATGGAAAGTTTGCAATTTAGCAATAGAGGACTTAAACTGTCTCTTTGATGAGGTTGGCGCGTGCGTCTTTTCGAGATGTGTCAACTCTGTTAAGACGGACTTGTGTACTACTCAGGAAGATGTTAGAACGCTGGATAATTCTGTCAACGCATTCTCTGAAGATGATAATGTCGGTGGCGTAGCCAACAATGTTAATTTGTAACTCTCTTGACAGCACATCCCCCCTTCGGGCAGATTTGGATTCGTGTATATGAATATTGCCAAAGTCAAATGCTTTCACCAAATCTTTGAACCGATTGTAAGCCCAAAGGCAACCTTGATGTGTGGCAGATGAGACGATTATATCCAAATGCATCTCATATTCTCCATTGTAATTTTCCATAGCGGAAGTGATTAAAAATTGAACATATATTAGAAAACGAAAGATGAAGAGAAAAATTGTAGTAGAGCACGGCGAACAGCGTGCAATCGCCCAAATAATGGGCTGCACTATCGAGATGGTATGTCATTCACTCGCATTCCGTAAGAACAGCCTCCTTGCGCGTCAGATACGCAAGGTGGCTATCGAACGTGGCGGTGTGGAAGTCGAGTTAAGAACAACCCCCAAACAGATAATCTTATGAAAATGAATTTGGACAGGATTATGAGCCTTATGCAGCTGGTGATATCAGTATTTATGTTGCTAAGTCTAATTGTTTGGGGAATCGGCCATCTCATCATGGGGACAATCGGTCTATCCGGTCTCCTCGTTGTAGGATGTTTCGCCTACCTTATTTGGACAATTGTCCGTGTTTCCTGGACTGAGTATCAACAAGAGAAAAACAAGTAATCAAAACCTACGGGATGGAATATTACAAGAAAACATTGTGCGTAAGCTACGAAGAGCTGACCTGTGGCAATGACCCTGTTATCAAAGAATGCACTTTGAAACAGAATGTTGCACGCAAACGGATTCAGAAGGCTCTTCGTGGCGGTGGAGAGGGCACACAAGCCCTTATCGTGTACGCTTCCCTCCCGGACAAATACAAAGCCCGGTTTGAGGCCAAATACGGCGACCCTGCGGAATGCCTAAAACAGGAACAGATGAAGAAGCAATTGGTAATTGATACCGAGGCGCGTGATTGGTACGAACTGTTTGAATATGATTTGAACGGTGTTCAAGCGCACCTTGATGATCGTTTGATTGACGAATACACTTTGAACGCTTCGGTCTTGAATGTGCTTATCAATGAACAGAACGACCGTGTAGCGTTGTCGAAGGCTCTGAACAACAAGCGTGGCGACTTGTGGGAAATACTTCTTGCCACCTGTGAGCACCTCCGTGAACTGCACGGCCACACTCTCCCTGCCAATGCAGGCCGTTTGCGTGGCAAGATTGCCGACTACAAGCGTGACGGATATGCAGCCCTCATCAGTGGTAAGATTGGTAACAGAAACACCACAAAGATTACCGAGGAAGCCGGGCGACAGATTATAGCCCTCAAGCGTAGCCGTGTACCTGTATTGACCGACGCACAGATATTTGAGGAGTTCAACCGCATTGCCGAGCGCAAAGGCTGGAAACCCCTTAAAAGCGAACGCTCCCTCAGACAATGGCTTAACAGTCCGGAGGTAGAACCTCTATGGTTTGACGCTGTGCATGGCGAACGTGCCGCACATCAGCGTTTTGACCGCAAACACCGCACCATACTGCCTGCCTTGCGCGACAGTCTTTGGTATGGAGACGGAACGAAGCTCAACCTTTACTACCGTGATGAAGAAGGAAAGATGCGCACCACTGGCGTATATGAGGTGGTGGACGCTGCTACGGAGGTGCTGTTGGGCTACTACATAGGCGACAACGAAGACTATATAGCGCAATATCACAGTTACCGTATGGCTGTACAAACGAGCGGACATAAACCTTATGAGATTGTATATGACAACCAAGGAGGACACAAGAAGAACGCTTCTCAAGGACTGTTTTCTAAGATATGTCGCATGCACCGTCCGACAGCCCCATACAATGGAGAATCAAAGACCATTGAAAACCTTTTCTACCGTTTTCAAAGCCAAGTGCTGCACAAGCATTGGAACTTTACCGGACAGAACATTACCACAAAGAAGGACAACAGCCGCCCGAACTTGGAGTTCATCGAGGCCAATGTCCACCAGCTCCCCACCTTGGAGGAACTGAAGAACCTATATGCTGCCGCCCGTAAGGAGTGGAACGAGATGCCACACCCGGCAACAGGAAGACCGCGTATCGATATGTACAACGAGAGTGTGAACCCGGAAACACAGGAGGTTGGAGTACACGACTTCATTGATATGTTCTGGTTCATTACCGACAAACCTTCAACCTTCGGAACACGCGGAATCGAAATTACCATCAGAAAACAAAAGTATGCCTACGAAGTGTATAGCGAACCCGGAACACCGGATATGGAATGGCGCAGGCAGAACACCTATAAACAGTTCTACGTGCAATATGACCCTTACGAAATGACCAGCGTCCGGCTGCTTTACAAGGACAAAGCCGGGAATATGCGTTTCGCACGTGTGGCAGAACCGCCGATGGTTATCCACCGCGCACAACAGGAGCAGACAGCCGAGGAGAAACGCTTTATACGCCGGATGCAGGAGGCAACCACTACCGAGCGTGTGGAAAGGCAGGTGGCAGGACGTGAGATTGAATACGACCACGGAGTCGCACCGGAACAGCATGGACTTGACACTCCGAACCTCAAAGGACTTACAAAGGAGGCACAGCGTCAGATAGACAAGCGTGTACGTCGATACAGCGGTAAGCCGGAGGAGTACCAGCTCGGACGTGTGACAAAGGCCATCAGCCTTACCACCTTTGACCAGTTGGAACAGGAGGAGCAACGAGATTACAAGAAAATAGCAGGAAACAAACTATAAATTATGAGTTATGAGTTTTGAGTTATGAGTTTTGAGTTTTAAGTTTTAAGAATTAGAGATATGAGTAAGTTAAGCAACAGCGAAAAGACCAGTATCCGTGAAGCATTGGCCGGATATGTGGCAAAGTTCCCAAGTCAGAACAAAGCGGCCAGCAGCCTTAACGGAACGAGTGCCGGAACAATCAGCAGCATCCTCAACGGAAAATGGGACAACATCAGCGATGATATGTTCCGCTCGATTGCCGCCCAAATCGGTACGACACAGACAGGTTGGCAGATAGTTGAAACAGGAGCATTCCAAGAAATCAACTTCGCGTTGAATGACGCACAGGCTTCAAAGAACGTCACTTGGGTAGTAGGTGAGGCCGGATGCGGAAAGACCTCCACTGCCCGAACATATACCGAGGAGCACCGTGAGGTGTTCTACATCCTTTGCAGTGAAGATATGAAGAAGGGCGACTTCGTGCGCGAGATTGCCCGTCGTGTGGGTATCAAGACCGAAGGGCATAATATACGCGAGCTGTGGGGTTTGATTCTTGATGACGTGGTACAGATGTCCTCACCGTTGCTCATTTTTGATGAAGCGGACAAACTGACCGAACCCGTGTTCCACTACTTCATCAGCCTTTACAACAAGCTGGAGGACAAAGCCGGGGTTGTGTTCCTTTCAACCGACTATATCTGCAAACGCTTTGAACGTGGTCTGCATTTCCAAAAGCCCGGCTACAAGGAACTGTTCAGCCGTATCGGACGCAAGTTCTTTGAACTGGAGCCTACCACAGCGCACGATGTTCACGCCATTTGCCGTGCCAACGGTGTAACCGACCCCGTGATGATTGACAAGATTGTGATGGAGGCTGCCGATTATGAGTTTGACCTTCGTCGTGTGAAGAAGACTATTCACCGCGAAAAGCGCAATATGTAACGTGTAAAGTGTGATTGGTATGGATAGGAATGTTTTTGAGCATTTGAAGATAGACACCCATAAGGAATTAGGCGACCGATGGAATGACTATCCCGTCTTGAAAGAAGGTGAGCACGAAAAGGTATCAGTGTGGGTTGAAAAGTGGCAAGAAGCAACGGTTTTAATCGGACAACAAGAAGGAGCTTGGGTCTGTGGAGTACGGATATTCACAAATAGAGGAGGCAAAAGTTTTAGTCCGGGACTTAAATGGGGCAAGTTCGCTTCGAAAACAAATGCTATTTTATGGGGATTGGGGTATATCCTACGGAATAATTACAATATCCCCTATATCAAAAAAGCAGCACTTGAAATGATAGAGAAATACAGACAACCAAGTTTATTTGATTTATGGGAAGAGCATTGAGTGTAAATGAGGTTTTGAACCAAAAGAAACAGACGTTCCCCTTTGAGGGTAAATGGGCAGACGCTTTCGGTCAGCCGGAAAAGACAGGTGTTTGGTTCATTTGGGGCAACAGTGGCAACGGCAAGAGCAGCTTTGTTATGCAGCTGTGTAAGGAACTATGCAAGTATGACCGTGTGGCCTACGACAGCCTTGAGGAGGGCGACAGCCTTACTATGCAACAAAGCCTTATTCGCCACGGAATGGCCAGCGTGGGCAAACGGTTCGCCCTATTGAACTGTGAGACCATAGAGGACTTAAAAACGCGCCTACGCCGCCGAAAAAGCTATAATATCGTAATCATTGACAGTTTCCAATACACTCAAATGTCCTACAAGGACTACATCGGTCTGAAAGAGGCATTCCGCGACAAGCTGTTCATCTTCATCAGCCACGCCAGCGGACGTATGCCATCGGGAAAGGCAGCGGTAAGCGTAATGTATGATGCAACACTCAAGGTATGGGTTGAGGGATACACCGCATTCTCCAAAGGACGCTTTATCGGGGAGACCGGGAAGTACACCATTTGGCAGGAGGGTGCGGACAGATATTGGGGCAACAGTATTAACAACTTAAAATAAAGAATTATGGGTTACAAAGGTACAGAGACATTTCAATTATTGATTAAGAACTACCACGCCACCATTCTTATTGACAAATGGCTGGAACAGGACGTTCAAACAGACCTTAGAGTTCGCAGGGCAAAGACAAGTGGCCACATCGTTATTGAGACAAAGGACGTGCTTTTTGCGAACTTCGTGCGAGAGAGTTTTCCGGGTTGTCAAGTGAACATCAAAGAGTAAAGTTTATGAAAAATATAACAGACATTAAACAACTTGCGCAAGGACAAGAACTCATTAGAGTACTAAATGGTGAAGTCTTTTTTTACGAGTTCCTTATGATACATCCGCATAATTCCGCATACATATTCTGCATGAATTTCTGTAAAAGAGCAGAACGGTTTTATAAATCGGAAGTGTATGAACAATTCTTTACTGATTATACTGATAGAGATTTAATCAATATACGAAGAGACCATGCTTTAAAAACACTTAAAGAGTGCGATATGGCATTAAAAGAACTTGGGAAAAGAGATAATCTTAAAGAATAAGAGCTATGGACGAAACTGTAGAGAAAATCATCGAATATGCATTGACACAAGTCAATCATTACGGAAACTGCGACAAATATACCATATTGGATGAGGTTAGCCGCAGACTTCGGTTAGAGAGTGAAAGCGCATTGAAAATGGAGTATTTTATGGAGGATACGGACGATGAGTAAAGTAACAAGAACGGTGGAATTGAAACCACCAAAAGGGAATCTGACCAAAGAACTATTGACAAGCCTCGGACACGTTTGCGGATATTGTAACGGAATGGGGTATTTCAGAGGCTCTTGGTGTCATAGGGAAGAAGAACCTACAACTTGCCCGGTATGCGATGGTACAGGACAGGTTGATGCGATAGTAACCATCGAATGGAAACCAAGTAAAAAGTAAGATTATGGCAAAGAAAAGTGATTTCATTATTTTGTACCCAGATGTAGCTGTACAGAAGATAGAATTTGTATATAGGCTGCCTAAAAAAGAGATAGAAAAGACCTTGATTGAAATGACAAATTCAATGGAAACAGGACTTCTTTATTATCAAAGTACCGGAGTATGTGTAGAAGCATTTACGAGTGTTCGATTTGGTAAATTTATGAATACGATGACTGAAGGAATAATATTAGTTGACTTGAACGGAACTAAACATAAAGTGGTAAGTGAGAAGCCTTTTATTTGTGGTGGTGAGTTCTGTGTTCGTACCAAATGTGAAGGACAGGAAGATGTCTATTCGTGCACATTTTTTAATCCAAATAAATAAAACTATGCCCCAGCAAGTAACCAATTTCTCCCGGTTCTATTCCACTCTCAACCGTCTGCCGTATCACGGCAACAAGGAAAGTCTCAAGCAGCAGCTTGTGATGCAGTTCACAGGTGGACGAACAGATAGTCTCCGAGAGGTTACAAGAAAAGAATACGAAGCCTTGTGTACCGAGTTGGAAAAGCAAGTTCCGGCAAAACCCCGTGATGTGATGGCGAGAGAGTTGAGACGAAGCCGCTCCGAGGTTCTTCACCAAATGCAACTATATGGAGTGGACACATCGGACTGGAATATAGTAAACAGGTTCTGCCTCGACAAACGAATAGCCGGAAAACTTTTCAGAAACCTTGATATTGACGAATTGGGAGCCTTATACAAGAAACTGAGAGCAATGAGAGCAAAGAATAAAGATAACGAGTAATAACATTTAATTTTA